AGGGCCTTCTCCCCGACGACCCCAAGTGGTCGGACGTCGAGTTCTCCGTCCCGCAAGCCCCGTCCATCGACAACGGACGCGACTCCGCCAACGACCGCGAAGACCTCCGGGCAGGTCTCACCTCCTTCTCCGCCATCGCCAAGAAGCGGGGCGTCGACTTCCGCAAGACCTTCAAGGAACACGTCCAGGACATCCTCTTCGCCAAGCAAGTCGTCGCCGAGACGGGTGGCATGGTGTCTTTCGAGGAAGCCATGCAGCGCTTCACGAATATGCAACCCCAGCCCAAGGAGGTTGAGGAGTCCGCAGAGGATGAGGTCGAGGACGAAGCCGAGTCCGGCACGAAGCCCTTGACCGACCCCGAAGACGAAGGGGACGAAACCGAAGAGCAAGCCCCCAACCCGATCATCCCCAACTAATCATGCGCTTCCTCCAAAACGGCCTCAAGGGTCGCGAACCTCTCGCCATCGACCCGCATCGTGCGGCTGACGCGAAGAACCTCGCCGACAAGTACGCTTTCTCGGACATCATCGCCAAGCTGCTCGGCGACCGCCCGCAAGCCTACGTCCGCAACGACGGCATCGGCGTCATCCCCATCGACGGCGTGATCGGTCGGGGCGTGTCCCCCCTTGAGTCCATGCTCGGGGCCGCCGACATCGACACCATCTCGGAAGCCATCGACGCCTTCGAGGCCGACCCTGCGGTTAAGAAAATCGCCTTCCGCGTCAACTCGCCCGGTGGCACGGTGACGGGCGTCCCCGAACTCGCCTCGAAAATCCGCCGCATGAGCAAGCCGACGATGGCCTACGGCGAGGAAGCAAACTCCGCCGCCCTCTGGCTCGCCGCCGCCGCCGACAAGTTCACCGCTCTCCCCTCTGGCTCCATCGGTTCCGTGGGCGTCTACATGGTCATCCCAGACTTCTCCCAAGCCTACGCCGACGCAGGCGTCCGCATGGTCGTCATCAAGTCCAAGCAGTCCCCGCTCAAGGGTGCCGGCATCGAAGGCACCTCCCTCACGGAAGCCCAGATTGCCGACCTCCAGGCACAGGTCGACGGCATCGACGAGGACTTCATGGCCTCCGTCCGCATGACCCGCACCAACGTCTCCCAAGACGCCTTCACGGGTGGCACCTTCTCGGGCAAGCAAGCCGCTCGCCTCGGTCTCGTCACGGGCCTCGCCGACTCCTTCGAGGAAGCACTTCGCTCGTTCTGATTATTCCAAACTCGCCAATTACAAGCATGAGCAAGATCACTCCCGAAGCCGAAGTCCTCGAACTCCGCACCGTTGCCACGGCCCTCACCGCCGAACGCGACGACCTCCGCGCCACCGTGGAGAAGTTGACCGTCGGCGCCGCTGACGAACTGACCGCCGTGAAGGCCGATGTCGTCACGAAGGAAGCGATGATTGCCGACCTCAATGGTCGCCTCGAAATCGCCGCCAAGGAAGCCGAGTCCCTCAAGGCCATCATCGCCGAGGCTCAGGCCAACAAGGTGACCGCCTCCCAAGAAGCCGCCAAGATCGTCGCCTCCGTCGGCGTCGAACCCGTGGCCTCCGCTCCTGGCACCGAAGCCCCTGCCGGCCCCGTCGACCACCTCGCTGTCTTCAACAGCCTGACCGACCCGAAGGCCAAGGCCGACTACTTCGCCAAGCACGCCCTCGCCATCTACGGCGGCGTGAAGCTCTAATTTTCCCTAACCCTAATCTCTCCCTAATACATCATGGCTAATTCCATCGCATCCGCTCCTAGCGTCCTCGCCTCTGGCGTGATCGCTGCCCTCGCGAACAAGCTGCCCGTCCTCAACGGCTTCTCGTCCGTCTTCACCTCCTCCATCGCCGGCGCCGGCAAGACCATCCAGGTCCCCCTCATCGGCACGTCGACCGCCACCGAGTTCGGTGCTGGCGGCTACCTCACGCAGGATGACGCCACCGTCACCTCGACGAGCGTCACCCTCAAGCACTTCAAGGTGTCCAGCCGCTTCAGCCCGCTCGACGTCCGCGAGTACGGTATGCAGTTCTTCGCGACCAACTTCGCCGAGACCGCCGCCATCGCCCTGTCCCAGAAGTGCATGACGGAAATCAACAGCCTCATCACCGCCGCGAACTACAGCTCCGGCACGAACACCGGCGCGAACATCTCCTACGCTGAAGTCGTCGCCGCTCAGAAGACCCTCGATGACGCCAAGGCCCCTGACAAGCGCGCCCTCGTCCTCGGCAACGGCTACCTGTCCGACCTCCGCAGCGACTCGTCCATCATCGCCGCCTTCCAGCTCGGTGCGAACGTCATCTCGACCGGCTCCATCGGCTCGGTCGCCGGCGCTCAGGTCTACCAGTTCAGCAACCTCTCCGCCAACGCCGAGTCCCTCGCGGGCTTCATCTGCGGCGCTGACGCGATCGCTGTCGCCACCGCCCTCCCGTTCAACGAAATCCCTGGCGCTGAAGTCTCTCAGGCCACGGACCCGGCGACCGGCCTCTCGGTGCAGGTCATGGTCATCCAGGAGCAGTCGGGCTACCTCAACGTCACGGCTACCCTCCTCTTCGGTTGCGCCGTGGGTCGTGCGACGTCCCTCCGCCGCCTGACCACCGCCTAAACGGTGGCGGCCTAGCCGCTTAAACGAGACCCCCTTGGCTCACCCCTTGGGGGTCTTTTGTTTTTATGCCAAATCGGGCAAAAGTGATGAGCCTCTATTCTGAGTTCCTGCCCGACGCCAAGGAGATGATTGCCGACTTCGGCGTGGCTGGCTCCGCCAACTCTGGGGCCATCACCTTCCTCTGCCTCATCTCCGACCCCGCCGTCGCGACCGTCCTCGAGGCAGGGGGGTATTGTGAGCGTACCCAGTACACCGTCCGCCTTCCCGCCGTAACGGCCTCCTGGAGCCTCCCAGATGGGTCTAATGGGGCATCGGCGGCCCTACTGTCGGGCGGTGTCCCCATCGCCTCCCTCGCCCAAGGGAAGAAAATCGTGGCTGGGGGCAAGACCGTCCGCATCACGACCCAGACCTACAAGCCCGGGTCCGCGTGGATCACGCTCGTCGTCATCGACGACAATCAATAAAGTGGGGCTGGTTCACTCCAACGTCGGCACCTTCAACAAGGCCCTGACGGCCTTCGCCCAAGAGGTCGGCTGGACCATCGAATACGCCGCCCTCCGCGAGGCCGCCCTCATGTGCCGGGACGCCATCGTCTTCACGCCTCCCTTCAAGGATGGCGGTGGCGGTGGCGAAACCAAGCAAGCCGAGCTTGTCGGTCGCCGTGCCGTGGAGCGGGACATCAACACCATCTTCGTCGCCAAGAACGACAAGGCCCGCATCACGGGGGCAGTCCTGCTCAACAACATGGCATCGGCAGCCAAGCGCCGAAACTATGGGGACTTCATGAAAGCCCTACAGGCCGCCAACGAGAAGACCATACAGTTTGACGCCCTCATCCCGAACAAGATTGTCGCCGACTCTGACACCCTGCGGGCTTACAAGAAAGCCCAGAACTTCTTCAACCAGTCGACGGGGATGCAAGGCACTGAAACCGTCTCCGACCTCCGCCCCGTCCACAACCGCGTCAAGCGACTGACCCGCCAAGGAAAGACAAAAATCGAGAAAGGCCGCGGCGACTATTTGGGCAAGTTCCTCGTCGAGTCCAAGGCCGAGCTGAAGGCCTACATCAAGGAACGCCAGGACGATGTCGGCAAACTTAAGTCGGGCTGGTGGAACGTCATGCAGGTCATCCCCAAGCCCAAGAAGAAGGGCGTCGACCAGACCTTCGGACGCAAGGGCGTCGCCGCGTATGTGAAAAAGTTTCCCGGCAATAACTTCCAGCGCCTCTACTCCACGCCCAAGGCGGTCAACTACTCCTTCGGCAACATGATCGGCAACGCCGACAACAAGGCGTCCCAGAACAACGTCTCGGGCTTGGTCTATGCAAACGCCATCGCCCGCATCGAGCGGGACACCGAGCAGCTTCTCCGCCGCGACACCAAAGCCTTCAACTCGGGGCAAATCACCTAACCTTTATGGGCACAAAATCCATCCGCCACATCGTCGAGTCCACGCTCGCCACCTACCTGTCCACGCAGACGGGCCTCACCACCGTCTCCTTCCTGACGGGTGACTCCGCCGCGACCCAGACCCTCCCGAAGGCCGTGGTCCTCTGCGACTCCGCGCGCCCGCCCGGTAGCCTGCCCGAGGGTGCCGGGAACTACGACTGCTCGGTCCGCATCACCCTCTTCTCCAACGCCGACGACACGACCCTCGCCGATCACCGCCTCCGTTGCGCCGCCTTGGTCGGCAATATGCGCGACCTCGCGAGCATCCAAGCCGCCTTCACGGCTGGGGCCGACGCGTCCTGCTACGACGTCACCATCGGTTCGGAGGACGAAGGGGTGGACGAACGCTCCTGGGCGACCGCCTTCTCCTTCTCGGTGATGGTCTGCCTCGCCCCCTGATTAGTTATTCCAAACAGGGCAAAGACAAATGGCCGCCGTCTCTACTGGAACCACCTGCCTCTATGGCATCTCGAGCAACGTCACCAACACAGCGGGCGTTTTAAGCACCCTTTTTTTGCAGTCTTACTCGGTCAATACGACCTTTAACCTGTCGAACACGGTGTCTGACGAGACTGGCCTGACCAAGACGGCCCGCTACGACGACCGCAAGACGGAACTGACCATCGAAGGCATCTGCAAGACGGCGGTTATGCCGGTCATTGGCGACTCCATCACTTTCACGATTAACGCTGAAACGGCCTACCCAAGCGGCGCCAAGTCCGTGACCTACGTCGGCACCATCACCGCCATCTCCCAGAACGGGTCCAACAAGGACTTCACTTCGGTCACGATTACGGCGGTCGACTACGAAGGCATCACGCCCTAATTGACCCAGCGGACGGCAGGGGCATAGTCCAGGAATGGACGAACGCTTCCTAAACGCCTTCATCGACCCGGCTCCCTTCAAGTTGCTGGGTCGTTCGCTTTATCCGTGGTGCCTCAAGTACCGCGTGAGGCTCATGGCCTTCAAGTCGCCGCTGATCACGGGAGAAGGCATGGTCTCCCCCGCCGACCTCATCTTCGCTTGCCAAGTGTGTGCCGAGGAACCGCTGGGAGACTTGGGCTTTTTGGATAAATTGCGTATCATTCAACTAAATAACAACCCAGCCAAGTTTGAGCGGATGCTT